AGAAGTATTATGAAGGTCTTCATCGTAGTCTCCCCCTCTCCATAAATTTAATTCTAGACGATAAACAACTCCAATTATTGTTGCATCTATATTAGCATCTGGTAGTTTCATTCCTTCTTGATTTGTATTAGCATTATGAGAATGAGATAATCTATCATTTCCTGTATCAAAATTAAATGTTCCTCCACCTTGAACAGCCCAATTACAACTTCCTCCTTGAAACCTTATATCATCTGCAGAAGATATAATATCTGTATCATTATCTGTAAAATTACTACCTAAATTAAAACCAGTATCAAAACTTGCTTCATAAGCTAAAACAATATTATTATTCCAATCTAAAATAGGATTAGTATAAGCTCTTTCATTAGTAAAAATACTATCATTATAAACCCAAGATTGAGATATAAAATTATAAATATAACATCTATTTGTATTTCCACTAGATGTACCAGTAGGGTCTCTAAGAATATATAATTGTTTTTCTTTTGGAGAAAACATAAGCATTGGTTTTACTTTTTCATCTTGAGCTTTAACAAAAGTTGCCCAAGATGAAGAAAGATTATGATAATCTTGCTCTGTATCTTTTAATTTACCTTCAATTAAATTTACTACTTTTCTTCCATCGTGATACCAACATCCATGAAGATTAGCCCAAACAACACCATAAGAAGTAGACACAGCACTACAAGGATGACCAATACCCCCAGTTTTTCTTATTGTTTGTTCTGGAAACCAATTATTAGCTTCTGTATGTTTAACATTCCAAATGTGCAAAGAATTAGATTTAAATATAAATAATTTATCTGTAAAATATTTTAATTCAACAATGTCGTCAGCGTCACCTTCTGAAGCATTAATATAATTAAACCCAGGTATAGTATCAAATCTTCTAAATTCACTATACATAACTCTATCACCATATCTATTTACAGTAGCACTACTTTCTCTTAATTTTACATTTCCATACCAAGCTCTTTCTCCACCAATAGTAGAACATTTATAACTTTCGCCTACAAACCCTATAGAAGTTCTTCTTATGTCTGGATAATAATTATTTATAGCATTATATGTTTCTATAGAAGGATTTTTTGAACGAATTGGTAAACGAGAACTAAAACAATCTTTTGGAACTTGTCCTACGTCTGAAACATTAGTCCATTCTTCTATTGTACTTCCACTTTCAGCGTCAACATTATTTCCATGATTAGCAGCCCAATGCCACCAAATAGTATATTTACCAGTTAAACTAGACCTAACTCCTTTTACTAAATCTATATCAGTAAGAAGATGCCAATCGTCATCTGCTTCTTTTTCTCTAATATATATTCTACCTCCAGTTATTCTAGCTGGATACGGTCCGCAAGCCATAACAGAAACAACTAATTCACAAAATTCTCTACTATCTGGTATAATAAAAGTTCTTAAAGTATTATCTGCTTGTAAATCTTCATTTGTTCTTAATAAAGACTCTTGGTCTCCATCATAAACAAAAGAAGTAGCAAATTCATACTCTCCAGGCATATAAGAACCACTTCCAGAATTTCCCCAAGCAACTGTAAAATTCCAACCACAACCATATTGAACAATATAAGGATAAACATCTATATCTATTTCAGCTGGAGTAGAACTTCCATAACCTCTATAAACATAAAGTCTTTGATTTTCTATTTCTACATTCCTAACTAACATTCTTTCTGAGGTAAATGTAACCCCTTGATCAACTCTTCCAGATTCATTTGCTAATCCAATAACAGCACCAGTTGGAACTCTAGACAAAGAACCTTCACCCATTTTTAAATAAGTTTGAGAAGAAGAAGGATTTTTAGCCTCAGAAGTTTTTAACATTGTTCGTTTAGTAATTCTTGTCGAATAACTTCCTTCTCCATATGAGTCTTCTATTAAATTTAAAGAACGAATTAAATGAGTATCTATACTAAGTCTTTGTCCTCTCGAATTAGAAAATCCATAAGCATTTAGAAATGAAAATCCCCAACATTTTGATTCTGGTGCAGCATTAGAATTCCCAGGTTGTGGTCTATCTTGATTTTCTGCATGAGTATTTCCCCCTCCTCCAAGAAACCAACCACTAGAAGGTTTTGCTAAAAAATTAGAATGTTCTTGCCAACCAGTAAAACTTCCCCTAGAATAAGTACTTGCTTGAGAACCAGAGCTTCCAAATTGCCTAGTTTCATAAAATTTAAAATGTTTTATTATAGAAGTATTTAAATCGTTAGCATCACAAACTCTTAATGCTGATTGCCCAGGAGTGAATACAAACTGAGAAGTGCTACCTTTTAAAACTGGAGAAATTGCATTTGCAGTCCAACCACTAGTACCAACAGAAACTCCAATTGTACCAGATTCATATATTGTACCAGAGTTTGAACCAGCGTCATCATCATCAGTAGATGAATTATAAGACCAAACATTTATAGTACCAGCATCTTCATCTCCTAAAGCTATTAATTTATCTCCACTTTTTCCAATTCCAGACAATTGTATTGAAGTATCTGTGCCATCTTGATTTTCTTCAACAAGAGGAGGACCAGTAAGACCCATATAAGAATGAGTTCCATCATTTGTAATAGAATTTATTGTATATATTCCATTATTAGATGCCGACTCTCTAACAATTAAAGTGTCTCCAACATTAAAAGAAGAAAACCCACTAGCTGTATTTTCTCTTTTTACATATTGACCAACTGGAATAGCCATATTACAAATTTAAATTAGCTGGAGGAGGTGCTATCGGACCACTTACACTTCCACCTTCACCAGATGGATTAACAAATTTTATAGGATTATTTACTGTAGATGTAATAGCAGCAGTTCCAGAAATATCATTATCACTTTCAAAATAAAATAAATTTCTACCACCAGAACTAGATATAATAGTAGAACTCATTGAAGAAATATTTTTTTCAGTACCCCCACCATCATGAGATATTAAACTACCAGAAGGTCTTAATGCTCCTAATTGGTCAACGTAAAAGTTTTTTAAAGCAGAAAATTCTTTTACATTAATATCTCTAGGGTCTCTTACTGTACTCAGTCCTCCAGAAAAATCTCTAAGTGTTAATTTCTTTTTTGGCATATTTATTATACATCATCTAATATTGCAGCAACAAGAACAGTAATAGTAAGACTTCCTTGAGCAGATGGTTTTAAACCAGATAAAGTACAAGACCTAGCGTGAGTCTTTGCTACAGTTGTATTAGGAACTTTAGCTACAAGCATATCTCCAGCTCCAATAATTATAGTATCGTCAGTATCATAAGCAGCATCACCAGCGTCAAAAGAAACCCCAATTCCACTCGTAGCAACTGCAGCTGTATTTTTAATAGCTATCCACAGTATTTTATCACCAGTAGCAACTTGGTCAGCAGAACCAAAATAAGAATCACTAGTATCTAATAAATCTGTACTAGCTGAATTGTCAACAGAAACTTCAGCATAAACCCATTTTTCAGTTGAATCAGCTGGTTCATAATTGTATGTTCCAGATAATTTAGAACGAACTTCGTCTAGAAAAACTTCTATTTGAGTATTTGTAGTTGCTTCATCAGCCATTTATTACTTCTTTTTTCTTTTTGATTTAACCATTTTTTTCTTTTTAGGAGGTCTTCCTCTTTTTGAACCATATGTACCTTTTCCTGCTGGCATTATAAACCTAACCTTTTTAGCAATACAGCTTTGATTATTTTCCATAAAGCTTCTAAAATAGCTTTTTCTGTTTTTTCACTTATAATTGGAATATCAACAGCTTTATTAATTTCGTCAATAATCTCATCTTTAGTTGAGTCAGCTAATAACTCATCTGCTATCATCTTCATTAACATATTATTTTTCCTTTTTTATTTTTGTTATTTTGTAACTTAAATATACAATGCTCATTATAGCAACAACACATTGTAAAAATAAATTTATTTCAGCCAAATAAACTCCGTAATTAGCAAAGCTAATTGCTGATACCTTCAAACTGTCCATTTCTTAACCTATCTAATTCTTTTTCTAAATAATCAATTCTTTGATTCTGTTTAATATCTGCTGGAATTTCTGCATTTTGATTTGCTTTAGCATCTTCTTCCATCCTATTAATGTGTTCTTCATTGATACTTACTTGATATTCCAAAAAAGATATTCTTGAATTTAACTCACCATATCCCCATACCATAGCACCTATTAATCCAATAGCTTGAAAAAGCATTGGCAAAGAAATACTTAAACTGCTTGAATCTGATATTGGTTTAGTGTCTGCCATTTATTCTACTCATTGAACCTTTGACTTCAGAAACTTGATTATCTAAATCATTTATTTCTTTAGTTAACGCATCAAACTTCCTATCTAATTTATCATCAGAAGTATTCCATCTGCCTATAAGTTTAATAATCATGCCTTCCATATTTTCTAAAGTTTCAGATTGTCCTTTATTTTCTATTTTTAAATTTTCTAAAGCTTCTTGCTGTGCTTCGCTTTTTTTAGATAAAGACATAACAAGATAAACAAACATTGCCCCTACTATCCCTATCATCCCAGCTTCACTATATACAGCTAAAAAATCCATTATTTTTTCTTTTTATTTTTTCCCCAACTTAAAGGATTAATATTAAATTCTTTTTCATAAAAAGCTACTTTTTCTGCTAATTCTTCTCTTTCAACCCTTTCTTCCAAAATATGTTTACTGAGTAAATCTTCAATTTTTTTATCAGCTTCCGACATCTGATTTTCCAATTCGGTGATTCTTCCCACCAATTGCAAAAAACAGTAAACCAACGTTCCACATAATACCAAACCTTGTCCAAGCCAACGCAAATTAATAGAAATGATTGCGTTATCGTCAACCACAGCACCTCGATAGCTCCTAGCAGTTTTTGTTTTTTCACTCACTTAACCTCCCAGCCCATAACAGACCAACCACTATCGCAACCTAATAAGCTTACTAGTAAAAGTATAGAAAATAGGAATATTGTAAGATGTATTAGGTTTTTCATAAATAACTTTAAAATCTCCATTTTTTAATTTCTTAATTTTATTTTTCATCACTCTACAGCTGCAGATTGCTTTATACCTTGACCTGGATTATACCAAGCTCTAGTTTGCATATAAGGTTTACCAAGTATTTCTACAAGAGATTGTCCTTCAGATTCTTGTTCTTTTTCTTCTTTTTTAAATAATTGAGAATACATTAAATCTAAATGCTTTACTAAATGAGTTAATTCTGGAACACTTACAACTACTTCTTTTTGCTTATTATTCTGAGCTTGATATATTTCTTGTAATGTCATCTTTCTATATGTTTTACTTGAGATGGTCCAGATGTTAGTCTTATTCGTGATAAAAGTTCTGACTTAGTTTCACTAGAACTATAAGATATTGCACGCTTATCATAAAAATCTTTTATTTCTGTTTTGGTATTTGAGTCTGTAGGATAATCTGCTTGTGTAGTGGCTACACCATTAATTATATGATGACCCCCTACTATTAATCTACCATGCCCATCACTATGTTTCTTAGCACATTCTGATACATAAAATTCTTCAGCAACTTTAAAGCTATTACTTTTTTTTGCTATAATTCCATCTACATCTACAAAATATGTATAAGACGAAGGATAAGTCAAGGTTTCCGTAGAACCATCTGCATAAGTTTTTGTACGCTTTATACCTGGAGTAACATTTCTATGAATCCTAACTCGATGACCTTGACTACACCTTCTTACAATCATTATTTACCAACTTTCTTCATTGCTAGTTTGTGAGAATCAGTAAATGTTTTACCTTTTTTCATTAAAGAAACCATTTCTTTTAAATGCTTACCAGTATGATGCTTTGAATGTTTTTTCATAGCACCTTCCTGTCTCTTATTTAATCCATTTAATGATATTCCTTTAATTTTCATGCTTCATCCTTTAATTCTTTAGGTGCTTCCAATGATGCACGAAGCATATTAACAAACGCTTCTTTACCAACTTGTAATTGGTCAGATATAAAAGCATTTGTGTTTTGCTTATTCTGCAAATCATTAATGTGTTGAACCATTATTTTTTGTTCGTCAGTCATATCCTCGATAACATACTCTTTATCATCAAGATTCAAGACTGGCTTTTCTTTTTTGTCTTTAGCCATTTTTGACTCCTTATGTTAGTTAAAGTTTCTTTTCTAATTCTTCTACTTTCGCAGATAATTCTTGAACTGCTCTGACAAGATACATATTTAAATCATGTGGCGTAAACTGTAAAACATCTTTTAGTAATACTTCTTTTTCTTCTTCTACATCACCTACGCCTTCAACAATAATTTTTTCAAGATTCCCAGCTATATTAACAGCGTCAGGAAATACCTCTTTATATTCCTGAGCTATAAATGAATTATATTTTTTTGAAGAGCTTAACTCTGGATGTAGTTCAAGATATTCATCTGTATAATTAAAAGAAACAGGTCGTAATTTATTTATTTTATCAAGCCCATTTTCAATAGTCTGAATATTGGTTTTGATTCTTTCATCAGATGTATTTGTCCAAGCTGTTCCTGTACTCAATCCAGCCGTACCAGTAACATCTAGTTTGTGCGAACCTCCAGGGGTCATTGCAATCCCTAAATTACCAGAAGAATCAATACGGAGAGCTTCGCCAGTTCCATTAGTCCTCATTGTCAAATGGTCGCCATTATTATTATATCCTATTATACCTCTATCACTATCAGCTGTATCACCAAAAATAATTTGTGCTTGACCATTTGTTCCAGTTGTAATAGCAAAAGTTGCTCCATCACCAGCTGCGCTTGAATTACTTAATACCATTCCTATTTCGGAACTAACATAGTCTGGAACAGCAGATGGAGTATCCATTGCAATGTTTAATTTTCCTATTGTAGAAGTTGTACCAATTCCGACCCCACCTGATTTTAAAATCATAGTAGTACCTAAACTACCATTAGCTATTGTTCTAAAATGCAGTTCTCCATCTTCCGTGCCATCAGATACATCTATCGCTTTACCATAAATTGTTCCATACTCTATTTCTTCAGGAGTACCAGCATCATTCATTAATTTAAATCTTATAGTACCAGTAATATCATTATCATTTGCTGTGCTACTATTAAGAAAATGTAATTGAGGACTATTTGAATTATTGCCTGAGTTTTCTAATTTAATTACTGGTTTAGCATCTGTAGATGATTTTAAATGTAACATTTCGTCTGGGGATGTTTCGCCTATTCCGATATTGCCACCGCTTGTAATCCTCATTTTTTCAGAATCAGTAACTGAAAACTTGATAGAGTCATCATTATCACATTCAATCATATAACTTGAACCAGCATCTAAAAATCCTATTGAGCCACTTTGAGCAAATACCAATCCATCTACTGTACCATCTGCACCTGAAAGAGCAATTGAAGAAGAATGTAAAGCACCTTCTATTTTTATACCGCCACCAGTAATATGTAGTTTATCTGTTGGAGTATTTTGCCCTATACCGACATTACCATCGTGATGAAGTACAAGTTGATTTGTATTAATTCCTGTGCTATAGGTATCAAAATACAAGTCTGTTGGTACTGCTCCTGAACTACTTGCACCATTTTGTTTAGCATAAATTCTAGCACCAGCATCAAATGCATCTGAACTATTTACACCTAAAAATTGTATTAGTCCTATTTCTTCGCCATCGCCAGTATCTGCTGGAGTACCAATAGTCGTACCAGATGATTTTCTAAACGACAATGTAGATACGTTACCAGTACTAGCTGAATAGGTATCAATGTTTATACCAGTAGATGCAGATACATCGGCTATTGATAAATTAGTGTCAGGCGTTAATCCAATTCCTACACGACCATCTTCATCAATTCTCATTCTTTCGGCAACCCCGTTTGCGTTGCGAGTTTTAAAAAGTATATCGCCATAATTATCAGCACTACCTCGGTCGCCAAATATAGCCGCATAATAATCATTATGGTTATTATAGAAGTGTATTTCAGCGGTATCTTGCCCATGACTATCTCTATCTGCTTTTAAATGTATTTGTGCCGAATTACTTGTATTGCCAGTTTCGTCTATTATAATACTGCCAGTAGTATGGATAGCCGAACCTGTACTATCTTGTATAACCTTCAATGCAGTAGTACCAGTTGCTGATGCATGGTCATTGTGTATTTCTACTAAATTTCTTGTGCTAGTAGATGATGAATTAGATTTAATCCATAATGCTCTACCAGTAGTTAGCGCATCAGATTCTACATAAACTGTACTATCTGTTGTATTCTCTGCATCAATAGAAATAGAATTATGATTTGCATCGTGGTCTATATATAGTGCAGCACTTGCATTTGTTTGGGCTATTGATAATTTGCCAGGAGGAGATATAGTACCAATCCCGACATCTCCATCTCCCATAACAGTTACTAAATCTGTACCAAGATTTCCAATTTGAAAAACTGTTTCATCGCTTCCCAATGCTTGATGACTTGTTCCACTTTTCTTTGAACCTCTTATTTCTATTGCTGGTACTGCATCTGTTGGGTCAGTTGAACCAATAGTGCCATACATTTGAATACCGATACCAGCGGCAGCGTCAGACATTCCTCTAATTAAAACTCCACCATTAGTACTATGTAATTGCTCTATTGAACCATAAGCATTAGTTAAACCAAGCCCTGTCATTCCATGAGCAACATTACTATCAAGATACATTACATTTCCATATATTGCTTCATCATATGAATATGTACTGCTACCAGGATTTACAGTTAAATCACCTGTAATAGTTAAATCCCCAGATATTGTTCCCCCACCAGTTAATGGAGCACTTCTAGTAAATCTCATTCATTACCTCCTAAAATAATCCAATAACTTTAAAACCAGTTTCAGTACCACCAAATACAAATGAATCACAAGCAAATGGAACAATTGCCCCAGGTGCAAAAATCTGAGCAACTGCAGCTCCAGGTATTACTATTGTTTCACCACTTGCCAATGTTAATGTTAAATCTTCTGTATTAGTAGGAACTACAACTCCCATCATAGCTCTTGTTGTACTTGAAAATGATACAGCTGTTGCGCTTGTAGCTGTTTTAATTTCTGCCGATGTGATTGGAGCACCTTGCTCTTTTACGCTCCAGCTTTGAAGTCCTTTAGCCATCTTGTCTCCTTTTATGCCTTACCGAGCTTGGCAACTCTCATGGGCATATGTTTATTTTTTATCTTACAGCAAAAGGTCCAGCAGGAAATGACATTGATATATTCCTTTTGTTGCTTTCATTGTCACCTAATTTACTATAAAATTCTTTCATGAAATATTCTTTTGTTTGAAAATCTCTTGCTGATTCTGCTAACATTGCTTTAACATAATCTACAATTGCTAAACAAAGCATATTATTAAGATTAGGATGAGAATCTTCATCTGGAGTTGTATCTTCAAATGGTATTTGAGTAACTGTTATTCTTTCCCCAGCTGATTCATCTGTAATTGACTCATTAACAACCATATTAACATTACTACTACCTTCTATACTTGATATTGTATAATCACCATCATTACTAGAAGAACCTCTAATTCTAATTTTATCTCCTACTGCAAATCCACTAGAAGTATCCCAAAAGTTTGCAGCTCCATTTATCCTAGAACCACTATTAATAAAAGATATATTAGTAGCGGCACCATATCCATTTGTATCTTCTGTAGCTTCTTTTACAAATGGTTCATTAAGAGCTGTATATTCAATTCTTAATCCATCTGCTATATCTTCAGAAGGATATTTTAATTCATTATCCCTTGTAGTAAGTACTCCAGTTTGAGTAATTCTTTCATTTGTAGAACCACCTAATAATTGATAAATAGATATTTGCCTACCTCTTAAATAATAAAACCACTCTTCACTTACATTATAACTCATGGAGATGTATCCTCTGCTAAGTAACTAGGTTCTTGAACAATTCTTTTAATTTTTTTGTATTTTGCATCACTAGTATCTTTAATTGTAACTTTTATTAAAGAAATTAAATCTGCTGGTAATTCATAAATATGGTCTTCAGAGTTTACAGATTTTATTATATCTCTTTTAGTTACTTTAATTTTTTCTGCAGAACTAGATTGAATTAAATTAATAGCATCTTTTATCCAAGCTATAGTCAAAGTAGTATTCTTAGACCCAGTTCTTTCCATTATTTCTCGTACAGTCATTATCTACCAGCCAAAAGAACATTTATGGTTGCTTCATTTGTACCATTGTCATAATCGGTACAAGTAATATGTAATTTTTCTGGGTCAACACCACCAGCACTAACTGAATCTGCTGCTCCAGTAAAAGCTGCATTATAAGCTACTGTTTCTTCAAGTGGTATTACACACCCTTCTCCAACTGAAAGTTTAGCAAAACAATGTTTTTCACTTCCACTTCCTTCTTCCCCCCAATATACATATACATAATTATTTGCTGAGCCAATAGCTGATTTATATTCTACAGCTAAAGCTTTTGCCAAGGAAGGTATAGTTCCTCTTGTTACATCAGAAGCCTCAGTCCAAGCACTAGCATCTAAACCATTAGTAAAATCTGATGAAGCATCTTGAACAGTAACAACTGAATTTTCCCATACACATATTTTATCAGAATCTACTCCAGCATTGTAAACTCTATTCATTGAACCTCCCCAAGTTCTTTGAGCTACTGAATCTATAACTGTATGAGTTTGGCTATTTCCAGCACCTACTTCTTCTACAGCAGTTAATGAAAATGACATTCTTAAAGTATCTGCCATATCTTATCCTTGTTGTTGTGCGGCTTGTTGCTGTGCCGCTATTGTTTGTTGAATCATTTTAGAATTATTTTGTATATAAGAAGTTACTTCTAATCTAGCCCATTCATAATATTTTTTTGCTTCACCAGAATAAAAAGCAGCATTTGCACTTCCAACAGTTATTTTTTGTATTTCCTTATTTACTTCAGCTTGATACGATTGTAATTCAGAACTATAGTTTTGAAGTTTTTGAGCATCATCTTGAGAAGATAGTTGAGCGTTTTGAATACTAATTTGCAATTGAGCTTGATATTCTGCATTTTCTTTATTAAAAGAAGCTTGTTCATTTTGAATTGCTGATTGATGATTTTGAAGTTTATCTGATTCAGTTTTAGCCCAAGCAGTATATACAGTTTGTAATTCTAATTGGTATCTAGAAAAATTTTGAGCATATTCTTGTACTTCTTTATTTACAGTAGTTTGATACTTTTGTATCTCATTTGCATATTTTTGTAATTGAGAACCATATTCTTGATTTTCTTTTTGAAGTAATAATGTAGCTTCTTGTTGAGTTTTAGTAGCATCTATTTGAGCTTGTTGTTGATTTTTTTGAGCATCAACTTGAACTTGTTGAATTGCTTCTTGTAACTTTCCTTGATAAGCTGTGTTTTCTTCATTGAATTTATTTAATCTATTTTGCATTGCTGATTGATAAGCATTTATATAAGTAGTTATTTTTTGCATTTGAGCATTTGCTAATTCAAAGTCTTCTTGATTTTGTATCATATCTCCAAGAGCTTGAAACCAAGTTGCAAAATCTATATTTTCATCATCAAAATCATAATCTAAACCACTCCAATCACTATCAGTCATAGTTGATAAATCACTTGCTGTAGTTCCTCCACCAGCAGTACTTGGTATAGTTGGTACTGTATAAGTAGGGGGAGTTCCTATATTTGAAACTGTAGAAGAACTAACAGTAATACTTCCAATAGAAGGTGTTGTAAAACTTGGAGAAACTGGAGGAATTGGTGGTAAAGAAGATAATACCAAATTTCCTGGGTCATTATCTCCAAAATCTCCTAAAGACCAATAATCATTAAAAGCTACAAGTGCTGGTTCAACTGGTTTTACAAATTGAGGAGCAGTCTGTGAAAAGCTTACAGAATTATCAGACAATAAAGGAGCTACTGGAACTGAAATAGAAGAAAAATCTACTATTTTACTACTAGCTAATTTTGAAAATTCATGTGATGCTGCATAAAATATAACTGCATTTCTTAAATCACAACTATCATCTATTTTAGAATAATCTACATAAAATACATACCCAGCATTACTTCCATCTGTTATTGGTGCAAAATGAACACTTCCTTGTTTGTGATACCAAACTGGACTTTTTGCTGTTGCAAATTGTAAACTTGTACTGTCTAATGCCCATACTGCTTCAGACAATGGTATTTCTGTACAGCTATATCCATTTCTTTGAACATCTATAATAGAGTCATTTATTGAAAATGAAATTGCGCTCCCATCTGTAGATGCAGATGAAGCTGTTTGAGCGAATAATAATAAATTTTTTGGAATACTTGAAACCACGAATCTTTGACCATCCTCAATAGAATAAGTACTTACAGAACCGATTCCAGTTATATCTCTTATACTTTGTGTTATTTCTGTTACTGCCATTTACTTTCCTTAATCGAACAAGGCATCTTCCACCAAAAGGAGAATCTTCTAAATGAAAGACGCCCGTTCAATTTTCAATTAAGCTACTGTAAAACCAGCACTCGCATGAGCAGTATGCCCCGAAGCATACCAATAAGTACCATCACAAACTAAGGTAAGGTTGTCACCTATATCTGCACTTGTTCCTACAGTAATAGTAGTTCCATCCAAAGAATCAGTATCATTGTCTGCTACTACATTACCTTTTACTAAGGCAGTTCCTTCACTTGTTGTTATTGTACTCGCTGCTGTCGAATTAGTTACTATGAACTTAAACTTTAAACCAGCCTTAACAGCAGGTAAAGTAATTGTTCTAGCAACTGTGCTTTCTAAGAAATAAGTCTTACCACTATCTTTCGCTCCTAAAGTGTGCGAAGAAGCAGCAGAATTATCCATAGTAAACATATACGAGTCTGATTGATAACTAGCTTTTGCTTTGTTGTTAGTTCCACTACCATCAGCCATGACTTACTCCTTAACCGCTAAATGGTGTTGCTGCAGTTCCATTAGTTCCTAATACACTACCCCAAACTATCCAACCAGTATTATATACAGCTCTAAGATTAACTTCAGAACCTAATAATCCACCAGTTGTAGTAGCGTTCATAGTAATAATATTATTTGAACTACCATTAGCAGCAAATCCATCATCAGCATCTACTTGGTGAACAGCAAGAGTACCTTGATAGTAATCACCAACTTGGTCTGCTGCTGTGATAGTTACATCACCACCTGCATCATTAGCCATAATGAACTTATATTGAAGTCCATCTAAGGCTGCTGTGATAGTAGGAAGAACAATAGCACAAGCATCTGAATCAGCTATGTGAATTACTCCACCTTCTGTGCCATCAAGAGTTACTCCAGCTGAGATTTTTAGATAACCACGACTAAGAGCTACGCTGCTTAGAGCATCACCATCTTTGTTTTGTCCATATAAAGGTATACCCATTTTCTACCTCCTTATGACCAGTAAGCGTGAGCTTCTGGCATTTGCCATTCCATTCCCGCTTCTGTTTGGATTAAGTCAACTCTACGGTCAACACCACTATTTTCTAAGGTTTGAACTCCAACGTAGATTGCAGTATCACGATTTAAGCCATTACCAACAAGAGGTCTGTATGCACAGTACTTCATATTGACAGCTATCATTTTAATAGCATGACCATCTAAATGAACATTACGAGCTACATTCATATCACCATAAGGTGTAGAAATTGTAGTAATCTCGACTCCAAATACCTTCTTCTTACCAGTTAATGACATATCAGCTCTGAAGTTTGATGATACTTCAAGATTGTTGCTGAAATAGCCACTTAGTTTATGTAACCAGTTATAAGTAGCAGTATCGCAAAAGAACAACGTAGCGTTTGCATTATTATAACGTGGGTCTAAGAAGCTAGACATATCATCTAGGAAATCATCTTGAGTTTTACTCGCATGAGTTAAACTGAAAACATTACCATAACTAGATATGTAATCAACAGCACCTTGTGTATACCATTCATCACCAGAATCATATTGAGCACCAAACAAACAACTTTGTTCAATATCCCATTTATGTTCAATTAACTTTTCACGCCAGACTCTAGCCCACTCATTTGGTTCATACTTGAGAACAGTAGCACGAGTTGTGTTATCCATTGCCATAGCTGTTTTCCAAATTTGAGTACGACCAAAACCAGTTGAAAAAGGTTGGTCTTTCCAAGTCTCTGGGTATCCAGAACCTTGTTCATGTGCAGTACCAACTACATAAGAACGTATAGGTTCAAGATGTTCAGCAATTGAACGGTCATAAACTTCGTTAGAACCATTGCTAGAACCAGTTTGAAAGCCATCATCACCGCTAGAAGAATTTAAAGCAAATGAAGCAAGTTCATTAGCCCCAGATTCAAACTTAACGATTTTTCCTTTAACTAGTTTACATTCTGCATTATCATTGTCTACACCCATATTTGAACTAAGGTCAGAAGTTACTACTGAAGTAACTTTAATAAGGTGATACCCATTGACAGCAGTTCCTGTATTTGATGACATTACTGGAACTTTTACCACTTGACCTGGCATAAAAAACTCTGGACGAGTTCCTGTGCCACCAATTGATACTTTATCTGAAGATTGACCATAAACACTAGATATATTTCCAGATGATTTATAGTCGCTTGCCATATAAAGACCTACTTCATCTCCGACAGCAGATGCTACAGCAGTAGAATCTGAGCGTTCTAGCTCTGAATCATGAACTTCAGCAGTTCCGTTATCATCATGAGCCACAACATAAGCATATCGTTTATGAAATGAAGGTCGTCTTTCTGTGAATTTAAACTCGGGGTCATCCGTTGGTTTCTTCGCCAGTTTTGATACCATTCTAAAAAAAGGGTCTTGAGCTATTGATAACTCAGAAACTCTATCTCCAAAATTATACTTTCTACGAAGAACACCAGTATCTAGATTATTACCTAACCTAGACCCAGCCGCGCCAGCAGGCACATCAGCGGTTGACTCGAGCGAAAATAAGTCAGCCATTTTTGCTTCTCCTATTTTAAGTTAAAGCATCTGGCTATTAATTTAACCAAATGCCGATTCTAAGTCCTTGTCAATACCTAAAATAGAATTAAACAATTGGTC